CCGAGGAAGCCACGGAGAGTGCCGCCGAGCTGCTTCATCGGACCCTGGGTCTTGGCCGCCTGCATCTTGAGGCGATTGAGGTCAGCCTGCGCGCGCTTGAGGTCGCGGTCGTTGTAGTCGGTGCCGACAACGATCTGGATACCCTTACCAGCAGCCATCAGGGCATCCTCCTGTTCACTTCATCAACGGCCGAATCGCAAGCCTGCTCAATCTTCTGGCGAGCCTCGGCATATTTGTCGTTCAGTGTCTTGCGCACCAGGCGGCCCGGCCGCTTGCGTCTGCTGTTTGACACGGGGACGCCTAAACGCTCATTCATCATGCGCGACAGCACGGCGCCCTGCGGGGTGCGGATCTTTGTCGCGTTGCCGATGTATTCGTACATGCCAGCGACACGGGCATCGCCAGATCTAGGGGTGACTACAACGCCGGCACCGCGGCGGCTCGATGAGCCCGTGACGGCTTCCCACGCCGGCCACCCTGGCGTCCCGACCCAACTTGATACCGGCGGCTCGGACTGTGCCAGGGAACTGATGTAGGCAGCTAGGCCGGAGCCTATGTCGCTGATCTCGCGCTTGACTCGCCTAGCGACGCTGGGCTCGAGGATGGACAAAGCCTTCAAGGTTGCGTCAGCACCCGTGAGTCGAACGTTGAGATCCATCTAGCCTCGTTTCGTTGACTCCTGCGCTCGCCATGTGAGGTATTTCGACATGGTGAAGATCATGCGGTCAGACTCGGCCAGCACTTGTGACGGCGTGATGCCGTACTCGTAAGCGAGATGAACTACGAGCCAGTGGGCGTTGTCGTCGCCTCCAAAGGGACGATCTTCCCCTGACCGAACTCAACGTTCTCTACCTTGTCTAGCCAGGTGTCGAAGTCCTCGGGCGTCTTGTTGGTGCGGTGGAGTGAGTGCCAAGCGAGCCAGCAGGCGTCGGTGAGGCGGAAGTCGTCGGCGAGGCGGGCGATGGAGCGGTCGTGTGCCTGCTCGAAGGCCACCTGGTCGGCGACCGAGGCCGTAGCCTCGGCCGCCGTGCCGTCGGCGTAGGTGATGGTGAATGCGATGCGCAAGGTGGTCTCCTGACCTAGAAGGTGCCGCTGGTGCTCTTAGTGATCTCGCCGACGGCGGGCCACGTCACGTCGAACGTGACGAGGTCGCCGACCTGTCCGTTCACGGGCGTCTGGGCGCTGCACAGCGTGGGGATTGTGTAAAGGGGTGACGTGGCGGTTGCGGTGCCCTGAGTAGTGCTAGTTCCCGCGAGGATGACCACATTGGCGGTGCCACCGAACACGCTGGCGAGGGTGGCGTTGACGCTGGAAGCGTCGTAGTCCTGATGGAAGCTGATGGTGACCGAGGCATCCTTGAGGCCGGCGATGCGGCTACGCGCTGCCTGCCCGAAGGCCGTGGTCTCGATCTCGTCGACGGTCTCGGTGACCTCGACGCTTGCGATGTTCGTGGTGAGCTCGGTGCTGCCGACCTTCACCCGAAGATTCTTGCCGATGAACTTTGCCATTCTTTCTTCTCCTAGTTAGCCGGCGGCAATCACGGTCACGCTGAACTCGGCCGTGTGGTAGGTGACATCCCCAATGGCAAGAGAGCCTTGGTTCGTCATTTCTGTGACTCGGCAATCCAAGGCGTGCCCCCCCAGGGTGCGGTCGCCTTCAATGGCCGCCTTCACCGACGTGCTACCGCTAGAGGCGCAGTAGGCGTCGAGGTTGGTCTGCGATGCCCGGTCGGCTACCCGGCCGACAATGAGCATGATCGTGAACTGGTATTCGTCCGACCCGCGCCCGAATGCCGTGTCGTAGCTGATGCGGCCCGGCATGACGACGGCTACGGGTGGGTGCGGGTTGTCGGGTATGTACGCGAAGGACCGCAGGCCGCTGATGGTGGCGAGCCTGGTGGCGAGGCCGGAGCGGAGGTTAGTGAGGGCGGTCACGCGACACCGTTGACTTTGCGGTAGCCCTCGACGAGCTGCACGACATCGGGGTCGAGGCCGCGGCTGACGCGCATGATGCCCATGTCGCCGAAGCCGGCCACACCGAGCGGCGACTGGAGGCGGGTGAAGATCCTCGATGACTGGAGGATGGTGGCCTGCGTCACCGTGACCGGGATATTAGGCCAGCCAAACACGGCCGTCACCTTGATCGAGTTTTCCGCACCTGTTGGGAACGTGTAGTCGCCAATGGCACGGATGCGCGTGTACGGCCAGACCACGCCGCCTAGGTAGTCGTTGATCGGCTCCGGCTGGGCGTCGCCCTGACCACCAGCCGTGCCAATCGTCCAGGTCGTGTCGTACACGCCGTCCAGGCCCGTGGAGGTCTGCACCTGCGAGATGGAGCGGGCGTCGTCAATCTGCACGACGTAGGGGTTCTCGGTGGAGTAGTAGCGGGTGACGGTACCGGCGTTGATGAAGTTCCTGCCGCAGTAAGCGTCGATGAGGCGGGACGCGGACTCAACGGCCATCTCGAGGAGGGCGTCGTCGGTGGCGTCGCCGGAGGCGATGCGCAGCGCAGACTTGATCTGCGCCAGGGTTGCGTAGCCGTTGCTAATCGCCACGGTCAGCCTCCGATTTCGTAATGCTTCCGCATCCAGTCGACGGTCAGGGGAAGTCCCTGAGCGAGCCTTGTGCGCGGGTTGTGGTGCAGCAGAGCCTTAGCCTTGGAAATGTCAGGCTTCTTGCTCGTGACGTTGTGCTTGTCCAGCGGGAGCCGGTTGACGAGGGACGGGTGGGCGCCGGTGACATCGAGCAGCATGTATGCCATATCCTCGACGCTGACGTACTCGTCGCCGCCGACGTTGACGGTCTCGCCTGGAGCGAAGCTCGTGGCGGCGTTGGCGAGGGTGACCAAGAAGTCGCCCTGGTACATGAAGACTCGGTGATAGTTCTCGTACACCGTGATCGGCTTACCCGTCAGCAGCCGGTAAGCGAAGAGGCACACCACTGAGCGGTAGTCGTGATACCGCTCGCCGGGGCCGTAAGCGTTGAAGAAGCGCAGCGTCATGGTCTTATTGCCGTAGCGGTCGGCGAAGTTGCGGATCTGCTCCTCATTGACCCGCTTACTGATGGCGTAGTCGTTAGTCAGCCTGGGCTGCGGGTTATCAAGCAGGTACCGCTCATCAATGGCTTCGGCGTCGGCCTCGCCATAAACCTCGGAGGAGGAGGCGAAGACGTGGCGGAAGCCGCGGTCACGCTGGAGCTCTAGGACGTTGCGGGTGCCGATGGCGTTGGTGCGCCAGACCTGCTCGTAGTGCTCCTCGCCGTTGATGCGCCCGAACTCTGCGGCCAGGTGGTAGACGAGGTCGAAGTCCCCGATGCGGTCGAAGGCGGCGCGCAGCTGCCGGTAGTCGGCGATGTCGGCGCGGATGGTCTGCGGCTGGCCGGTGTGCTGGAGTTCAATGCCCCAGACGTCGTGGCCGCGTTCGCGCAGCTCGGCGACCAGGGGGGCGCCTAGGGTGCCGGCGGAGCCGGTGACGACGATCTTCATGCTGTTTCCTCCACAATTCGCCAGAACCGCTTGGGCTGCTGGGCGAGGACTGCCGCAGGGTCGCCGGGCTCTAGCCGCCCGACGAGGGAGTTGGTGACGATTTCGCAGCCAGCGAGGGTGGCCTCGATGACGACGAGGGGACAGGCGTCCCTCTCCTTGGGGAGGTGGACGAAGTATTGGGCTCGGGCCATGTGGTCAAGCACGACCTCGTGCGGGGCGTTCTCCAGCTCCACGAGCTCGACGCCCTGGCGCTGCGCCCAAATGCGAGCGTTGAGTTTCCCCTTGGCCGGGTGCCTCCTGCCAGCGAATAAGGCGAAGGGCTCCTTATCGGCAGGGGCGACGCAATCTGGCGGGACGGGGGAGTGAATGTAGGCGTCGGCCCGGCCGGTCCATTCGGCTTCCCAGCCCATGTGCGCCCGGCTCATCGTCAAGAACCGCGAGGCCTGCCGGAATAACTCGGCCTTGGCGGGTGTGCGGTGCTGCGCGTGCTGCACCCAGACAATGGGCCTGAGAGCCGCTAGGAAATTCATAGAGGCTTCAGACAGTTTGTCGGTGCCTCCGACTACCACCCGATCCCAGGATGCGTCTGCGGCGCTCTCAGCGGCTTCGGGTTCGATGTAGGTGACCTCGACACCCGCGGGCGCCGCGGTGACCATGTAGTCGGTATTCCGCTCGGCGCCGCCCGCATACTTACCGGGCAGTAATGCCTCGTGCCTTTCCTCAACCCGGGGAATGTGGTGCGTGACCCAGGCGACCCTCATGGCGCCAGGAGGATGTCGAGCGCCGGCCGCCAGTATTTGTCGAACACGACGTCGGCGTCATAGTTGGCGGCGAAGTCGATGGCCTGCTGGGAACGGCCCCGGCCTCGCGCGTAGGCCGCCTCAAGGTTGTCGACGATGGACGGCACTAGCGGTGTGAAGAACCAGCAGCCTTGGGCGACGTCCCAGGCGGGCTGCACGTCGCAGAGCCAGCCGTCACCGACGAGCTCAGGCTGAGCGGTCGCGTTACTGACGACGACCGGCGTTCCCGTGGCTTGAGCCTCTGCTGAAGGGATACCGAATCCTTCGCCGCGCGATGGCTGCAACAGCACATCAATAGCCGTGTAAATGGCCGCAAGGGCTTCCTTCGGGATGCCCATGCGATAGGAGTACGAATCAGCGAAGGCCACCCGATCCGTCGGCACGCCCGTGGCAGCCAGCAGCGCCCGCAAATCCAGGCCCGACATCGCCGGGCTTGGCTCGGTGTGCAGGTAGAGCCAGGCATCGCTGTGCTTCTGCATAAACATTCCGGCGGCCAGGAACGCCTCGGCGAAGGACTTGCGGTCGGTCGATCCCTTATTGGCGCTGACCATGCCGACGACGTATGCATCCTCGGGTATGCCCATCCACTGACGGGCAGGCACCTGTCCGTCACTGCCCTGGATCAGGTCCGTCGGCTTGAAGACGTTCGTGTCAATGGCGTGCGGGATGTAAAGCGCCTCGATGTCGTGGCGCTCAATGGCGTCCAGCCCGAATTGCGACATCGCAATTGGCGTCACGTTGGGGCGTGCCAGCCACTCAATGACCGGAGCCGGCGCGGGAAAGTGGTCGATAGGCACCCAAGAGGCGACCCGCTCAATGTGATCCCAGCCAGCACCCTTGAAAACCCAGCAGTCGAAGAGAGTGATGACGACGGCCTGCTGCCCGGTCGGGCGACCGAAGTCCATCGCATAGGCGGGGATGACGTCGTTGGAGTAGACATCGAGGCCGCGAGGGTAAACGGGTAGGCCTTCCCACTCCATCGTGGAGCCCTCAAGCCCGTAGTTTGCGGCGATGGCTACTTCGTGGCCGGCTTTCTTGAGGCGCCGGGTGACTTGCTGGGTTTGCTCGCCGTAGCCCGTGGGCGTCCAGGGGGCGTTGCTGGCCCAGATGATTCTTCGTGCAGCAGTCCCAGTCGGAGCAGCTGCTCCCTCTCGGGCGGCGGCACGTTGAGCGGGATTCCCGCTGCGTGAACGATTACGGGTGGTTGCTTTCGTGGCATGGGCCACCGTTTCTCCTAGGTGTGCGCAGGGGGTGTGGATGGCCCCGCCCCCCTGCGCAAAGGCGGGGCCATCCACGTCTAGGTGCCTAGTGACTAGGCGGTGCCGCCAGTGAACTTCTTGACGTGCGACGTCTGCGGCAGGTTGCCGTCGACGCGGATCTGGAAGCGAAGCGTGACCTGGCCCGTGTTGAAGGCGAAGTCGTCGCTGCGCGCCACGTCAATGCCGCCCACGGTCCTAACAAAATAGGAAGGCATGTGCCCGGCAACCAGAGAAATGGCGCCCGAGGCCGGATCGGCCATGGCCGGGTTCTCGATGACCGAGTACCCCAGGATGCTGTCGGGCTGTCCCGGCTGAAGGGTCGGAACGTACAGGTAGGCGCCGTCCGTGCTCTTGATCTTGCGGAGCGCGCCGATGGCCTTGCCGTTACCCATCACGCCGAACCCGGGCAAACGACGGGCGGCCCCATCCAGGCTGTACACGAGATCGATAACGTCGTCGCCGTTGGGGAAGCCGGTGCCGCGCGTCGACGTTGCAGTCCCGCCAGTCACACCAGCAGATGCCGCCGACACGATGCCGCGGGGCTCAACGGTCCCGGTGCCCAGCGTGAGCTTGTCGTTCACGCGGTAGCCGATCTCGTTGCCAGCCATCTGGCCCAGGAAGCCAATGACGTCGATGTTCGAGTCCGCAAGAAACTCCTGCGAAACCTGGACAATGAACGCGTACTTGTAGGCCTTGAGTGTCGTCTTGCCGAACGCCGGGTCCGACTCGTCGATGGTCGCAGCCTCAGCCTCAAGTGCAGCCGTTGACCAGGACGACAGCGACGGGAGAACCAGGTCCTCGCCGGAGCCCGTGTTGAGAACGGTCACGACGCTCGGGTCAAGCATCGGGCCGACGAGACGCGCCTGGTCGATGACAACATCCGAGAAGGACGTCGGCACCGGGGCGTTGCTCGTTGACTTAGCAATGTCGCGCTTCTCGAACTGGAAGGAGTAGGCGCGACGCTCACCAGCGAGCAGCTGGCGAAGGATGTCGGCGTCCGACTCGGCCGGCGCGGTGCGGGCCTCGACGGGGCGGGCAATGTTCTCGACGCCACGCATCGCCTCAGCGATCTCAGCCTCACGCTTCTCAGCGGTGATGAGGGTGTCGATCATGGTGCGCTTCTCGTCCAGCTCCGCGAACGTGCGGTCGACGAACTCGCGCTCCTCAGCGGACAGGTCGCGGCTCTCAGCGGCGGCCTCGTCCATCTTCGCCTTTGCTGCGTGGTACGCCGACTGGCGATCCTCCACGAGCTTCTTCAGGTACTCGGACAACTTAGTTCACCCCTTTCTGGGGTCTCGGTTTTGTTGGATTGCGCAGGTGTCTCTTGCGAATCCCGCCGAGGCTCCTCAGAGCGGGGACCTGACCGCGGCTCGCGCGGCCAGGAAGTCTTAGGCCTTGAAGGCTAGGTCGAGCTTGGTCTTGAGAAGGTTGATCTGGCTGGCGTCGTGCGCCACCGGCTCAAAGG